ACTTCAAAGTGACCCGAAGTGGGTGGTTTAAAACCACCACCATATACTGCCACTACCTTTTTCTTTTCTTCTTCTGGTAGTAATCCTTCTATTAAATAACTTGTTAAACTCATTAAGATAAAAATTGCTTTATTTTGGATTGTGCTTCTTCTTTAGAGACTGAGTTGTCAATAATATCTTTTACTCCTTCATCTGATAGTAAAATATTTAATTCTTGATTTAAAGCTGCTTTAGCTTTATCCGATCTAGCCTGTGCTTTTGCATCCTTAGGTTTTGTACCTTTAGGTGTAAAGGGTTTAAGATATTTATCTACTATAGAGTCTAAATCACTTAATTTTTCATCTTCTAAAGTGTTGGCTACAGATACAAAGTTATTACCAAATAGGTTTTTGTATGTATCATAATTTTTAGTTACCCCAGCCCATGTTCTCATTACAATAGCAGGTGCTAAACTTCTATCTTCACCTCCTGATTTTTCAAATCTATCTTGATTTTGCATTAATGAACGTTCTAAATCAGTATAAACATAAAGCATAAATACCTCATACCCCGCTTCTTCTAACTCTGATTTTAAGGCTGTTGTGGATTTAACTGAAGCTGCTGTGCCATCTAGTATAAATGATTCTTTACCCTCAATAGTACTTTGTACATTACCTTTAAATTCTTTATTTGCAGCCGCCATTTGTTTAGCTTGTTCACTTCTTTCTTCAGGTGTTGCGTTTTTTAAATCTAATGATACATTTGCTTTTTTAAGCATATTAATGTAAATATCATCTATATTCATTACTTTTAAACCTCCTAAGTCTAAACCACGTAAAATATATCCTTTACCCGCTCCAGGTGCTCCTGCTAAGATAATCGCTTTTGGGTTACCTTGTGCTTCTTTTAATAATTGTACTAAACTTATCATACTGTCGGTTTTCCCATTAATGATTTAGTGAATAACTTTCCACCTATTTTTCTTTTATATTGACCATTACCTAACCATTCAATATCTTTACCTTTAAGTACTTTACGTACTACTTCTTCATTGTCAATTGGTTCAACTCCCTTTGCAGTTAGTATATCAATTAGTTTACCTGACACTTCTATAAAGTAACCACTTGATTTTAGTTTATCTGCTTTGTGATTTACTACTTTACTTCTAGAAGCTTTAGTATTATCATGTCCTGTCGCTACAAACTTTTTACCTGCTGGTTTATTTTTAACAACTGATATAGCATCTATTTCTGGGTCATCATCTAAGTCTATTGCCTCATATTCTGCGTCTGATTCGCTACCTACTACATTATCTGGGGATGTGTAATTAGGGTGCCCACCAATTGGAGCATATGCTGTAGAAATTAATTTAAAAATTTCATCATCATAGTCTTTTAATTCTGGGGATGGTATTGTAACCCACTTATTTTTAGGTATATCTATTTCATTTAATAGATCTATTAATTTTATCATAATTAAATATGTTTATTATACATATTGATAAAAACATCAAGTGGCGTTCTATGCCCCATACCTTCAACTTCATCATACTTAGCATGGTTACCATATACAGACCATAATTTTTTAGTTACCTCAGGATCAATAACATTATCTTCAGTACCTAAAACAATTGTACGTTTATATTTTTGGGAACCATAATCCACATTAAATTCTTTTATAACTGTTCTGTTATGATTGGATAAAGCGGGATTAAATAATAAAACATCAACTCCTAACTGAGAACCAATGATGTCAGCAACATAACCACCCATACTAGAGCCTATAATTAAATCAGGCATACCTAAAGTAAGGATAAATTCATTTAAATCTAATGTCACATAATCCATATTAGGTGCATAAATCATACCTTTTTCTGCTAGGAAAGACACTTTTGAACCTCCTGATTTACTTTCTAAACCGTGTAAATATACTATTTTTTTCATAACCTTTATTTTATAATTGTGAGTTCGTTTAATGCTTCTAATGTTCCTTCAAAACCTGGAATGTCTTTAGTCTCATTTATAATTGTAATGTCTTTATAACTAATTTTACCTACTGTTTTTTTACCTAACATATTGTAATCATACAACGTAATACAAGTAGGACCTAATTTGGTAACATTCATTCCTCTACCAAATAAACGTGAATCTTCAAAAATAGCATCACCCTCTTCATTAACTCTAAATATTTTTGGAAAATCACCGTACTCATTATCTTCACCACCTCTTCGGTACTCAGTAATTCCTTTTACAGTAAACTTAGCATTTCCTTTTTCAATAATTTCTTTAATACTTGACATAACCTTAATTTTTAATTATTAATACCCTATGAATATACGAACCCTAGCCCGGGAAGCCAAGCCTCCCGTGTATTGTTTCTACCAGTTATTCACATCATCTTCTCCACGTTTTTCGTGGTCATGTTCACTATAAACCCTTAGGTTTAAATATTCACCATCTCCAAGATAAGAAGTATCTTCTCTAATATCTTTGTCATATGCAAAACAAAAATCATACTCCTCTTTTGTAATGATTTCTTTTGTATTCATAATCTCTTCAAATCGATTGAATTCTTGTTCTGCAAAATAAACTTCTTCTGGGCTCATCATAACCTTAATTGTTTTAAATTAATAAATGAAACTTCGTGTCTCACTTATATGTAAATATACGAAAGATAGCCCGGGAAGCCAAGCCTCCCGCGCATTATTTTTATCCACCTATTTCCATCTGTAAAACAGCCTCGTGGTGGGCCTGCTCTGAATAGATTCTAAGATTTAAGTAATCACCTAATTTACTATAATCACCTATATAAAACATATCTTTACTAATATCTTTGTCATATGCAAAACAAAAATCATACTCCTCTTTTGAGATGTACTCTTTTGTATTCATAATCTCTTCAAACTTGTGATACTCTAATTCTGCAATGTAAAGACTTTCTGGACTCATCATAACCTTAATTGTTTTAAATGTTGTGCTTAACTGCTCAACATGGTAAATATACGAATCCTAGCCCGGGAAGCCACGCCTCCCGTGCATTACTTTTAAAGTTTTCTTTTAGATGTTGTTTGGAATGTGTTTGTGTATGGTTTTGGTTTAGGGTTTTCAATATCAAATAATGCTTTAACATGATTAAATATTTCTATATTTTCTTCCTGAGTACGAGGTGACTCATACACTTCCCAATTTTTACCCTTTAAACGTTTACCTGATTTATCTTCACCTCTAGATTTAGATTTTAACCATAAAACACCTACTCTATCAATTTTTTTACCATAACATTCTTCGTAACATTGAGCATAGATTGCTCCTTGTAAGTCATAAGTTGTTTGTAAATGGTTAGATGTTTTAAAGTCTATAATCCAGCGTTCCATTTTACCATCTATTTCAATTTCACATACTAAATCACAGGTACCTGCTACTTTAATTTTATCTGAAAATAAATGTACTTCTGCTTCTATTAATGTTGGATTGTAAGTCTCCCAGAAATCTACAAATCTAAGGAACATTTGCCATACGTGAGCAGGCATTTTAGGGTTACCATCTTTATATAAAAATGTAATTTCTTCCCCATTTAACCAGTCTTCAATCATTTCATGGACTAAGGTTCCTTCTTCTGCTGCTTTCTTAACAATCCATTCCGCACTGTAACCTACTTTTTTAAGCCAGTCTTCGAAGTATTTACCTTTTGGGTAAGAACTTAAAACATGAGTTACTGAGGGGTAATAATTACCATTACGTCTATAATACCTTGAATCAGGCATTGTAACTTGTTGGTAGTCATCTGAAATTTCTAATAATCTTTTATAAGATTTTTTTATCATAATGATAGTTTTTGCTCCATTAAATCATAGTAGGTAAGTGGAACTGTTTTTTGAATAAGTTTTGTGAAATTTTCGAAACCCATTTCACTCGGATCCTTATCTTGTAAATCTACAAGATAGACTTCTTTGCCTTCTGCCATTAACTTCTCACAGAACCTCAAAGCTTGTTTTATTGCATCCCTATCTAATGCAATATAAATTTTATCTACTAATGAAGTAACTATTTTCTTCATTAAACTGTTTTGTATATTTTTACCTAATAAGGGTATTGCGTTTCTTTTTATAGCAATAGCATCAAATGGTCCTTCACATAATATGATTGGTATATTCCAATTTATTAAATGTTCATTAGGTATTACGTCTCTACTTACTGGGGGATTTCGATATTTAACATATGGTTCTCTTTCAAAAGAACGAGCAGTGAAATAATTTAACCTACCATCTACATCATATGTGGGAAGTATAATCATATTTTTATATAATCCCTCCTTACAATAACCTATATTATACTTGATTATATCGTATTTACTAATGTGTCTTCTATTTAGGTACGCGAGCGCGTGTCTAGCCATTATATCGCTGTTATCAACGTTATTTAGGCTAATATATTCATTAGGTAATACAACGGTAGACACAACTTGTGTCTCTTTAATGGATCTAGATGTTTTAACTAAAGATGATAATTCTTTAAATTTATCAGCACCTGCTTTTAATTGTTTAAATAAATTATATATTGTAGTACCTCGAGCATCACAAGCCCAACAGTGCCATTGGTTTTTACCTTCCCTATTTTCAGTTAAGTTAACCTCTAACTTAGGTTTATGGTGATTACATAAGGGACAATGATAAGCATAGTTATTCCTTGCTGTAGCTTTACCTGAACCCAGCACTGAATTTACTAATGTAACTAATAACTGGTTTACCATAAGTGGTAATATATGAAATTATTTTGTGTTCTCCACGAGACTTATGAATTCTAGATTAGATAAATCTTTGGTAAAAAACTTACCTAAAATATTATCATTATAAAAGTCATCTGGTTTTTCTAGTACTTCATAGAGCATTTGATATTTAGTTTCAAAATATGTAAGTTGTTTTTTAGTCTCTACACATTTTAAAATAGTACGTTCAAATTCATCTTTTTTACCTTCAGATAATAGTTGTTTTATATCTTTTTGGGAACCATAATAAGTTTTCCAATCAGACTCCTTAACTACTAATTTATATGAGGGTCGTCGACCTACTACTCCTTGCAATTTGGCTAGATCTTTTTTACCTATTTTTTGTTTTTTATTATGAAATAATACTTTTTTTCCAATGTAAGACTTCCCAGTTGGGGTGTGTGTTGTCATGTAGACAAACCCAAAAGTATTATCTGGGAACTGTGTTATATCTTCCATTGGGGTAGTTTTATATTTCCAATTCATATGATTTGTATTTAATTATAAATGTATTATATTAGATTTTAAAATATCTGTATCTTCCCCTAATGTTTTAATATTATGTTGAATGATTTTCATGTGCTCTGGTAAGATGTTTTCCATATTTCCTAATATAGTCCATAATTTTTTAGATTCTTTTCTTTGACCTATATACCAGCTAGTAAATGCTTTTTGGAAAAGTAACATATAATCTCCTGGGTATAGAATGTCATAATATAGTGGTGATTTATTTTGGTATAAAAGTCCTAAACAAGCATACATATAAGAATCTTTCCATTCTTCTTTTTTACTGTGGTGTAAACTTAAATGTAGGTAAGCTTCAGGACGTTGAGGTAAATAAGCTACAGCTGTCTGTAATTGTCCTAATTCCCATTGTTCTCTTCTAGTAGTATTATGTATTTGTTTCCAAGTTTTTAATAAACAACAATAAGTCATTTCGGGGTCTTTATCGTGTAACAATTCAGCTGCTCTTAAAAAATATGATAGTGCAGCAGCACCTTGACCTATTAATTCATATTCTTCCCCTAACATGGCGTTAATATAAGGATCTAAAGGATCATTTACATAAACATTTAAATATTTTTTTAATTTATCCATATAGTAATCCTTTTTCCCATTCTAATTTATTTAATAAATTAATAGGCATTTTTAAAATATAAGCAGCATTATCCTGGTAGCCATAGCTAATAATAAGATTGTTGTCCTTTACTAATAGACCACAACAGAATTCAATCATAGCTCCCATAAATTTAAATGGTTGGGATAAACTTTTTAAATTCCAATCTTTATCCCATATTATAAATCTATGATAATAATGGGCATCTTTTTTCATACCTGGGTGGTGGAAGAAATCGGTTTCATGGGTTATACACATTCTATCCCCATTTTCTCCAAAGGGTATTACAGGTGAACCTCCTCTTAAGCCTAAAGGTAATTTAATTTTTTCATCCTTTGATATAACAGTTTCACTAGATATTATACTAAGTATACCAGTTTTAACAACTTCTGTAGATTTGTCTTCAGGGTTAACTTTAACTATTTCTAAAGGGTTAGCCCACCTTATAAAATGGAAAGGCATATCAAAAATAGGCATCCAATTTTTTTCTAAATAAGTATGTGGTTGTACTTCAATTCTATCTCTAGTTTGTTCTATACAAATATTTTTACCCCATTCAACCTCACAGAGTTCCATTCTTCCCTCTCCATCATTTTTTACATCTCTACGTACACCACAAACATATAATTTTTTATCCCATCTAAAAACCCTAACGTCTTCTAGACCATGAAAATCCCAGATGGGTTTTATGTCGTTTTTTGATGTATCTATTTTTTGATAAGAATCAACTTCTAGGGTATCAAGGTTGATTTTACATAAGTAATTTCCTGTAATAAGATGGATGTCATCTTCAGGATTTAAGTAGGCTAAAACTCCCCACTTACAGTTAAATTTTTGGTCAAATTCGCTATGATATAAAGTGTAATGGACGTGTCTAATATTAGCTATAATGTCTCCATTTTCTTCTTCAAAAAGAGAAACATTACACAACCCAGTACCATCAGTTAATTCCCCCGGGATTATTAGTGGGGAAATAGAACCTCCATTATTTATTGCTATTTTTGCTAAATTATCTATCACTTAGTTTTATTTTGTTATTATAATATAATAACTATTTTTCAGGTAGCCTAATTATATTTAATAGTTCTAAGGAATGTTTTATTTAGATTCTAAGGCTTCTACTTTATGTTTTAATTCTTTAATAGCTTCAATTAGTAAAGGAACAATTTTTTCATATTTAACAGCTTTATAACCATTTGGTCTAGTTTCAACTAACTCAGGAAGGATTGCTT